TGTGGACGGACGCGCTCCAACGCTTCAGATGTACCACGACTCAAGCAAGGTCATCGGCACAGTTACCGAGCGCGTAGAAACTTCTGAAGGAATGCTCTTCGTGGCTCGAGTCTCGGACACGAATCTCGGCTCGGAGGCGCTCGTCCTTGCCAGCGATGGCGCGCTTCCCGAGGTCTCGGTCGGCGTGGAACCGATCAAGTTCAAGTACGACAAAGAAGGCACAATGATCGTCACCGCTGCATCTTGGAGCGAGCTGTCGCTTGTCAGTCGTGGAGCCTTTGACGCACCGATCCAACAAGTCGCAGCATCCACACCCGAAGAACCAGAACAAACTACTATTCAAGAAGAACCTCAACAGGAGACAGAAACCATGAACGAAACAGTCGAAGCCCCAGCAGTCATCGAAGCATCAAAGGCAACTCAAACAATCTTCGCTACTGCGAAGCGTGAGTTCAAGATGCCAACAGCCGCCGAATATATTTCGGCTTTTGTAACTAACGGAGACAAGTTTGCAGCGATGCGCGAAGGCATTCAAGCTGGCGCACCTGATGTCATCACAACAGACATTCCGGGTATCTTGCCACTGCCAATCGTGCAACCTGTCTACAACAACTTTCAAGGCCGAAGGCCTGTAGTTGATGCAGTCGGAGTGAAAGCGATGCCACAAGGCGGCAAGATCTTTATTCGTCCAGAAGTAACAACTCACACTTCAATCGCAGTTCAATCCACACAAAACTCCGCTCTTCAATCTGGAACTTTTGTCGTGACCGACAACCAAGTTACAAAAAATACTTACGGTGGATATGTGACCTTGTCTGAACAATCAATCGACTGGAGTACCCCCGAGGTCATCTCATTAGTTCTTGATGACATGTCACGCATCTACGCAAATCAGACAGACGATGTCGCAGCTGACGCACTCAAAGCAGGTGCAACAGTCACACGCGCATTCGGCAACGATGCAACAAACCCCGAACAATGGAGTCAGTTTGTCGCTGGATCAGCACAAACAATTCTTTCAGGATCAAATGGCAACTTGCCTACACACTTGTTCGTCTCTCCGAATATGTGGGGCTACTTGCTCGGCTTGACCGACACATCAGATCGTCCGTTGTTCCCAGCAGTGGGCCCAATGAACGCATTCGGCAACCTTCTACCGGGACAGCCGAACGGCGTCGCATTCGGTCTTCAAGTTGTAGTTGATCGCAACTTCGCAACAGACACCGTCATCGTTGGAGATGCTTCTGGCTTCGAGATCTTTGAGCAGATGAAAGGCGCGATCTCAATCGATGTCCCTTCAACACTCTCACGCACTCTCGCTTTCCGCGGATACTTTGCAACATTGATGATTGACCAAACCAAGTTCGTCAAAGCGACCTTCTAAGACCCGAAAGGTAGGCCGAGATTATGGCCTCTTACACGGTCACACATAAACAGCTCACCGATAACTACGCAGTCTTACAACTTCTTACAGAAGCAGAGATTGAAGTCGGTGCAAGCGTTGTCATCACTGGAGTCGATGCAACCTTCAACGGAACCTTTACCGTCTACGCTCTGCCGCAATATGCGTTTATGGGCGTGGACGATGAAGGCGATCTTCTCTTTGATCCGCTTGTCACCATTCCGAATCAGGTGCTCTATGCAAAGACCGCTTCTGATGTCGCTCGAACTGCCGCTTCTGGCACGCTAACAATTACCCAGACTTGCACTTGGGTCACTGCGGCGATGCTCGAGGACTGGCTCGGCATAGGTACAGCGACCGCAGCAGACGCCGCGTTCCTAACGATCTGCGCTTCAGCATGCTCGCAGTTCGCGTGGCGTCGCAGAATGGAAGCAGGCTACATTGACTCGCTGACGACTGTTCCTTCACAAGATGTCCTACTTGGGACGCAGATGTACGGTGGGTCTTTGTATCGCCAGCGCGGATCGGTAGATCAGTTCGCTTCGTTCCAGAATATGGGCGTCACTCCTGTCATGGGTCTGAACGGAATGATCCGCCAGTTGCTAGGAATTGATCGTCCGCAGGTCGCCTAATGGCTGTACCTAACTACACAGATCTATTCAACGAAGGCTTCGATGATCTAGTCGCAAAGCTCTCAACAGTAAACGGTCTCCAAGTAAACAACGATCCACGCAACATCACTCCGCCTTCCGTCTTTGTAAACATCGACTCAATAGATGGCTACAACTACAATGTGGCAAAACTGAACTTCACACTTCAGATCATCACGCTCGGCCCGGGCAACCTGGACGCCCAGAAAAGCCTGCTCAACATCCTTGCGCAGATCTACGCACTCAATATCGGCGTCGTATCTGGACGCCCCACGAACCTAGACATCGGCGGTTCAACGCTCCCTGCGTATGAGCTTTCCGTGGCGACGGTAGTTCAGACCGCCTAATCCACACTCTGCCTCTCATTATGTGTCAAACTAAATCCAACACTTCCAAGGAGTAATCATCATGGCAACTTCCACAATCCTCTCGAACCCGCAAGTCAAAGTCGGCGGAGTTGATCTGTCCGGCTGGTGCACCTCGGCAACTGTCACGCGCACAGTGACCGCGCTGAATGACACAGTGTTCGGCAACACAGCCAACACATTCACAGCAGGTCTTGAAGACAACGAATGCACGCTCACACTATTTCTTTCATACGAAGCCTCGGCCACCTATGCCACACTTGCACCACTCTGCGGCACCAAATTAGTCGTCATCGTAAAACCAACGACTTCAGCAGACGGCCCAACGAACCCCGGCTTCACTCTGACAAACACATATCTTGAGTCTTTGCCAGTGCTCTCCGCAGCTCTTGGAGAATTGCAATCAATAGACCTGACATTCATGGGCGGCGTCTACTCGGCAGATATCACACCATAATCTTCGGCCTTCCTTGGCCCGACGAAAGGAAACATAATGAAGATCAAACTCACGCTCACACGCGGAGACAAAAAAGAAACACTCATAACAAACCTCTTCGCTATCGCTGAATGGGAACGCTTAGAGAATCGTCGAGTGTCCGATGGTCGCGGTATCGGTGCATCAGACATGGCTTGCTGGGCATACATCATGCTCGGAATCAAAGGCGAGACACTTCCAGCTACTTGGCGCGAATGGCTCAAAGCAAACCCAGATGTCGAGATCGGCGTAGAGGACGCGACCGATGTAAACCCTACGGACGCGGCTACAGGCGACAACTCGCCGAACTTGTAGTCGCGACAGGATGGGCTCCCACTTTCTACGCTGACACCTTCGACACGCGAGACCTCACTACCATTGTCGCAGTGCTAGAAAAACAAAACATAAAGAGGTGACATGGCTGACGGACTCAACACAAAGATCGAGATCTACGGTCTAAAGGATGCTATAAAGCAGCTGAACTCTGTTGAGCCCGGGCTCCGTAACCAAATTGCAAAAGACTTCCGCAATGTCGCAAAACCTGTCATCAATGACGCGCTTGCACTCATCCCGAACACTGTTCCTCTGTCTGGTATGGGTCGCAAATGGACTACGCCTTCAGGCTTCAAGATGCTTCCTTGGGATGCTGGACGCAAACAAAAGATCTCCGCCAAGATCAACACAAAAAAGGTTTCGGAGTTTCGTGGACAAATAAGAAATGTGGGCGTCTTCAACATCGTCTACTCGGGCTCTACTGGGACACTCTTTGACATGGCTGCAAACGGCAGACTTGGCAGTGCACTCTCGGCGCGCTACGGCATGCGATCAAGAGTAATGTGGAGAGCAATGGAAAAGAACCAAGGCACAGTCGAGTCAGAGATGCGGCGAATAGTTGAGACTGTCATGGACAAAGTCGATCGGAATGTGGTTGAGTAATGGCATCAGTAAACATTCCAATCATCTCTGAATTTGACGCAAAAGGAACCCAGAAGGCGATTAAAGAATTTCAATCGCTTGAGGGCGCGTCTAAGAAGGCACAATTTGCTATAAAGAAGGCAGCTATCCCAGCGGCGGCAGCAGTCGCAGGATTAGGTATTGCTCTTGTAGGTGCTACTAAGGCGGCGATGGAAGACCAAGCCGAACAGGTACAGCTCGCGCTTGCTCTCACCAATGTCACTGGGGCTAGTGAGGCACAGATCAAAGCCGAAGAAGACATGATTTCAAAGATGAGTTTGGCGTCCGGTGTCGCGGACAGTGAACTTCGTCCGGCTCTTGCCGCACTAACTCGAGGCACAAAAGACATTGAAGAAGCGAACAAAGCTCTCGCACTCGCACAAGACATCTCTGCGGGATCAGGTAAAGACCTTGCAACCGTCTCCGATGCGCTTGCCAAGGCTTACGGCGGAAACATGAAAGGCCTTCAAACCTTATCTCCAGAGATTAAAGCGATGGTTAAAGATGGAGCGTCACTTGATGAAATTATGAATGTCCTTGGCGGATCGTTCGGTGGTGCATCAGC